CCGTACCCATGGGTACGGTTACCTATAATATTAGTCGTTGGATTCTTCTACTTCAGTATCGATGATTACCTCATCGATACTTATCGTTTTAAAATCATAAACATTTTTAACAGGTACCAGCTGGCTCTCGATAACGATGCAAGGCAGGCCTTCAGGATCGTCATCATCAGATGGTACAGTATCAACCAGAAATGCATGAGGTGTAAATGGAAATTCCTTAATAATCTGACCGCTAGTTACGAAGTCGCCATCTTTAGTTCGTGCCACGCCAGTATATCTATTACCGTCAGGGTCTGAGAAAATAATAGCTGTATTGAATACAATATCACCGTCGTGCGTGATAAATAATGATGGTAACCTAATGTGCTGTTTAGCAACATCTTTATCATTGTTAATCGTACGCCACTGATCTTCGGTGTTGGTAACAGCACCTAATGGTGTAAATTCAGACAGCCTTGAAGCAGTGTTCATTATATAATTAATAGCACATTCGGAACGATCTGATTCTTCTAGAACCTCAGCTATCTTGATAATGAGCTCACTAACTTCTTGTTGTTCTTTAGTTACATAATCACCATCTTCTGACATAATACCACTGGCTTTAAATTCAGATACCACATAATCGCTAAATGCATGTTTCTTAAGGCGATACCCCATTAGTGTACTATTAACTTGTTTTTCATCACTATCTTCTTTTTCGGACATCAACAACTCCTATTAATTTATTTACGATTTCTAGTTACCCAAAACGTAATATAGAATAATCCTGTTTGGAAAACATCCAGAATATTCTCTTTAAACGTATTCTGGTGCGCGCCTATCCATCCGACATATTTGAATGGGTTGAATTCAAAACTACGCCATGCTCGTTGCACTATCTCTATGACCACACCCATTATAAATGCCGCTAGCAGAGAGACTCCTACTAGAGATAACCATGGTGTGGATAAGGCATATCCTGCGATAGCTGTTATTAAAGATCCTAACCCGCCAAGCATGGCGTGTTTAACGGAATTAGGATCTGTATTCATGTGCTCGGTGATAATCATATCATTCTCCTGTTAATCGTTATCATCTATTAGTTAGTTATTTCTCCTCTTGGACAACCTTACCCGCTCGCGTGCGAGGTATCCTTCGGCTTCTTTAAGATCTTTCATAGCTGTAGCATCATCCTCGTCATTAGCTTTCCATACAAGTTTTATAACCGTACCTAGGTTAAAGGAGAAGCGTTCAGCTACATCAAGACACTTCACATTATTAGGATGTTCATCATGAATTATTTTATCTTTTCTGGCAGTTTCGACACGAGTATCTCGTTCTTCATATTTTAATGTTTCTTCAGGAGAGTCATCACATATATCCGCAACTATACATCGCGAGGTGTCGATGATACTATCTTTATCATAACTCTTACATTGTTTACTAACTTTACCATCATCCATAACAGGAAATTTAGTACGATCAACTGAGTCTGATACAGTTGTATCACTACCAGCTGTCTTGCTTGGCAGGATGAACCCCTTATTATATACCTCGCCCATTGTAACCTCCGTATAATAATCTCATTAATGTATCGTTTTATTAATACGTACAATTTTATCTTTAGCACATCTTACACACCCACTACCATACACACCAGCCGTCCTAGGTATCCAATACCCGTGGTTAGTTACTTGCGACACACGACCACTAATTAACTCTCCTGAATACATGAATGATATGATATCACCAACACATATATTAATATCAGTAGTCATACTCTAACACCATTTCCCTGTTTTATCATACTTATTTCTTTCGAGCTTCGAATGATGATATTGGCTAGCTTCATATCAGTCCTACTTAGAAATTTACATCCACGTTGTCTACGCTTGCATTCATTTATTCTACAATATAATTCATCTGCCGTTAAATGGCTCAGCGACGAGTACTCTCTAGTTATTACTTCGAAATCACCCACTATATGATAGTGATTACGCTCATTTATGGATAACGCACCATTTACCACAGTATATATCATTTTATTAGAGAACATTCTTATGGTAAAACGAATACCACTAACGCCACATACTCTAATAGTATGTCTCTCGGGTCGTAATTTAGTATTCGACTTATTCAAATTCAAACTATCTCCTGGTTCCGATAATCCAAGTTTACTTAATTCTTTTTTCTGGTGGTGATTAGGTTTAACCCTGAACATAAGTCTTTTAGTATGCGGCCCCATGAAGTCCTCCTATTTATTAGTTTATTTACCAGTAGATCCGAAACCACCTGTTCCTCTGGCAGTGCTATCTAATTCGTATACCACAGATAGCTCCATTAATACAACAGGAGCTAGTACCATTTGGGCTATACGATCACCTTTCTTAAACTGGAACGATGCTGGACCAACACAGGTTAATAACACACAAATTTCACCACGGTAGTCACTGTCAATAGTACCAGGGGCGTTGGTTACAAATACACCATGTTTCTTAGCTAGACCAGACCGAGACCTGATCTGTACTTCATATCCGGCTGGTATCGCCAGAGCGAATCCTGTACGCACCATTACAGTACCGCCACGAATAACCACACCATCTTCGGCTGCTCTGATATCCATACCTGCTGAATGTAATGTTTCATACGTTGGTAATTCTACATCTTGACCGTTTTCTAATCTTTTGAATTCAACTCTCATATTGTTCTCCTTTTTCTTTTGGTTACATATTGTATTTATCAGACCAAGCTTGTTTCATACGATTAACTACTTCTTTCATAATTCTATGTCCACTAACGCCCTCCAGTGATGTTTTACTAGATACAGTAGGCAAATTCTTCTTACGATATTGTATAATTAAGGTATACCAATTATCATTACTAATTATTTTAATCTTATGAGGAACATATGGCACTTGAATAATATGTGGTTTATTAGTTCCGATTATATATAGATTCCGTTCTAATAGTGCTTGGTCTATAGTATCACATCCTTCACTACCATGTTCTTTACACAGATGTTTAACAGACCATCGATAACTATACCCTGTCCATCTGATACCTTTATAACCGCTAGTATTATCTCGGCGCAGTCTCTGATTCCTAGACTGTTGTGAACCACTACCAGATCTCATATTCCTAGGATCGTAGTTACCATCGTTATCGATCCTATCCATTGATTCACCTGGTCGAATATTACGCATATACCACTTAATGAACTTAATAGGATCGTGCCATTCTTTACATACGGAGATACCTCTAGCTCCGTAATCTTTATACCTAATATGTTCTTTACCGCCTGATAAGAATTTAAAACGTTTAATATCCGATGTCAATAAGCCACTTTTATAACAACGCATCATCATCTGTCGCCATATATCGTATATTCTACCATTCTCACCTACCGTAAGCCCACCCATAGATTTACCTAGGTGTCCACAGGACCTAATCTTACCACGCATTACGTTATTAAGACGCTTAACCGTGGTGTCACCACAACTACATTGGAATTTGGTCAGTACTGCACCATCAGTATCCTTCTTAACACATATATTAAGCACAGTAAGTTCGTTAAAGGTCTGACCTATATATTGTTTAAGATTCTTGAGTTTGTGTTTACATCCACAGCTAGTAGTATGGCCTGTCTTAATTTTATGCCATTGCGTCTCAAACTTACCATCACATAGCAGACACCTTAATTTAACTCTACCACTACCGGCTCTCGCTAATACTTCTATATCTCCTATAGTATTCCCAACAGCATCTTTGGGTTTCATTTTTGATAATTCTGGATCTCCTAATTTATATATCATAGTTTCGCCTCATTTCATTAATAGTAGTACATATTATCTAGATCTGCTACTTCAATTAATACATGGCGTTAAATTAATTATTTATGCTACCCTTGCCTTTTATAATGTAAGATAGTAGGGGAGTACTCCCCTACTATCACCATGATTATAATTATAAATCTTTTGTTTCCTTAACATATTCTAACTCAATACCAGACACATTTAGAATCGATTGAGTTATTTCAATAGCCTTATCGGTACCATATGGATGTATGTTTCTATCCACCAATACCTCGATATTAGATGGGTTATTAGCCCTAAGGATATTACCATACACCAATTTGTGGGATTCTACAGAGTTAGCTCTGTCTTTCATCTCAGCTAAACCTTTCCTGCCAACATAAGCACAGTAAAGGCGGGATTCTGTTTCAGATAGAATCTTAACAGGGCTGTTCCTATATGGCGTGTTCTGCCTGGTCCTGGGACCTGCTGGGATAGGCATATCATAATGGTTAGTCTTCGCAGATGAAGTCGCCAGATATGTTTCAGGAGTCTTTGCTAATAATATGATATATTGTGGTGCTATTAATACATCATCCTGACTCCATTTACCACCACCATTACCATCAGGTATGAAATATTTTGATAGTATTGGTTCGTAGTCAGTTCCAGCTACGTTATTAACTACTTGATAAGGACGAGTCTTGGAAGACACCTTATAGTACACATAACATTCCTTTTCATATACCTCCCTTATAATATCTTTTTTCTCCTCATGGTTAGTGTTAAGATACCCAGCATATTGTTCAGTTCCAAATAACTTAATACCATTTGTAATTACTTCAAACACTTCTCCTATCTTATCATCGGGTAATGACTCAATGCCTCCGTGTCTATTAACTTCAACCATCAACATGTTCTTTATCTTTCTAGAGATGGCTGAGAAATAATGCTCGTATAGATTAGATGGATTCATTCTCGTTATATTCAAGTGATTCGTTACGTCACCCCGCACCTCTACATGCCGCTCACCCATTACAGATGAAGACTAATCTTATTGATTAGAATGTACCATTTGGTACGACTAGATCATATCAATCCTTTTACATCATATATCAGATGTAGGAAGGCTCTATCATTTCGGACCCACTTGGTATCCTACAGGGACCTAAACCCCTTGATCGTTGAACTCACACACTCTATGTTACCATAGATGACTCTCGTCGTTGAAGGTGCTTTGCTGCGCTGATTGTGCCCAGGTCACGAAGTTTTCACTATGCCCTATCTGCTTTATGATAAGGTATTACATTATGTTTCCATATGTAAGTAGTATTCGTGGCTTTTACTCCATAAGGAGCATGTCGTATTGACATACAGGACTTCCCGCAATTAGATAGATTATTACTATAGCTAAATAGCTATAGCTTTTTCATCGCTATATTTCTATAACGACGGGCTTATAACATAATATTATGTAGTAGTTGTTACTTAGGGTATTGCGTACCCTTTAATGTTAGATATTGATCAATATCCGATGTATTTATACTCTTAGGTATATCTGTTGAATTTTTATAAAACTTATTACCTGCACGATACTTATATATTTTACTAAGCTCGCGGAAAAATGCTCGGTCTATAGCGTCGAACTCGGTATACATTATGCGTATGAGAGGGATGCCTTGTTGCTTAGCTAATATATTCTTCTTTCTATCTCTCGTTTGCGTATTAGACAGACCGACAGCACCACCAAAATATTTTAATGGCTTATAGTGCTGTGGTCCATCTATCTCCACGAGGACATTTAGCTTATTTAAATATACGTCATAACGATATACGGAATTTCCTATACGATGCTCTCGTGTGTACTCTATGTTGTTATCTGTTAATATGTTACACATAATGCGCTCATACTTACTTTCTACACATGCGGGACATCCATTACCACGAACAAGCTCCCTGGCTACTTTGCTAAAATCACCGTGTTTCTTACAGGTAACTATAACAGGGTCGCCATCTCTTACATAGACGAACTTATCGTAAGTATATCTATCCCTGAAATGACTCTTGATTTTGGATAGTACCTTATCTTGACTATGGCGTTTTGAATCAACCCCACATATTTTACACCCAAAACCCTGTATGTGCGTATTTACACGTTGCTCGAACCATCCGTGCTTAGGACATTTGATTCTCATCTTGCTAGATGAGTTCTTATAAGTGGGCCAATCATAGGCATATTTATCACCATGTATTTCTTTAACCTTAATCTTAAGCTCACTAAGCGGGAGTTGTTTGCTTTCGATACCACATGCAGTGCATCTATTTCCCTGTAAATACGAACCGGTTGATATTTCGTAATTACCATGCTTCTTACAAGTCACGATTATCTTAGTGCGACTATTAACAAAGTTGGTGAGCTCATAAGTATCCGCGCCTTTATGAATCTTCTTACCGAGAGATATCACATCTTTTTTGGTGCGTATATACTTCCTAGGAGGTTTGTCATGTCTGCACACTTTACAACCGATACCACCAGATAGATGAGTGTCTGCTCGTTGCTTAAACTTAATGTTATGTTTTATACAGCGAACCACGATAGGCGATTTAGCTCGTTGGTAATCAACTTCTGAGTAGTCGAATATCTTCTCTACATCATCTCCATATTGTTCCTTCGTACGCTCTAGGAAGCGTGCATTCTTCTCTGTTAATATCATACCGCCTCCTTATTATTTTAATTCTCTGTACGCCAACGCAATTACCGTACAACACTACTTTTTCACTACATAATATCAATGTTACTGATTAACCAGGAATGGAGGTGGGGTCCATTATCATCTCTGCTCTATTACCATTAGCATCTACAGGCATCTCTGAATCTTCTCTAACGCCTACCACAACACCTTTTGATCCATGCAAAGTTGTGACTTTGAATCCCGAGATATCAGGGATGGTGGTATGCTCTAATACTATTTCTACACGATATAAATCTACAATATCATTAGTGTTTGTATATCTTACATACCTACTATCTTCAGTAGCAACATAAGCATCCACTAATAATCTATGTAGTTCTGGAGAAACAGGAATATCAGTTCGATTCCTAGCTCTATAGTTACGATTAGCAGCATCATAAGCTGTTATGATTTCGGCATAATACTTCTTAAGACCTACTACATATCGTTCTGCTTGATCAGTAGTAGTTGTATAAACTGACTTCCTTGCTTTTTTATTAGAATAAGCTTTAATATCTACAACTTTAGCCCCATTAGATTTAGAATAATATGGCTTATCAAAATATGCTGAATAGTCTCTAACATCACGTCGTGATGTTGTATTAGGAGACATCATGCTGTCATATCTACGAGTAGCAGCCACAACTCTATCAGTATTAACATACTCCCCTATATCTGGAAATATTTTATATTCAGAATCCCCGCCATATAAGTTAAGTGGAAATGATTTCTCTCCAAACTCAATAACAATTACTTCATATGTTCTAAACATAAACTTTTCAGCTAGAGATTTAGAGATAATAACACCATCGCCAGTTACTTCTGGTATATGTAGATATGCTAAATTGACTGGTCTCCCAAATCGATAATCTTTACCGCCTTCAGAATCAGTTTCTACTGTAGGTGAATCTGCAAAGATAGTACCAGCAGGAACTACGGTACCTAATGCAGCTCCGAGAATATCTTCATTTAGTTTATATCTAAAACCAAAATACTGATGTAATTTATGGTATGTGGGTATATTAACTATATCCAACCCACCAGTAGTTAGATCTTCTAGAATTACTGAGTACTCTGTAGTAGAGTTAACAGTAGTGGCAGACACACCATTGTATCTCTTAATAATAGATAATACTCTCGAGTCATTACGAACCTTACATGAGAATGTATTATCGGCAAGTTGCGAGCCTAGCCCTGTCTGGATTATTTGTGAGGCTCCATCCTCAATAGTAACCACTTGGGATAAATGCGCAGCACACATAAGTGCTCTAGGTGATGATGATTCTGTCACAAATGGATTGATAGCATGTAGGGAAAGTAATTCTTCCCGTATACGTAAGTCCGGATCAGGCATATTCATATCTCCTTGTGTTACCCATAACCAATTTAATCATTAACAGCCTCCTTAGTTATTGTTATCTTATTACATATTAAGTATATATGTGTATGTTCGATCGATATTCTCCCGCGATATCATTTGAATTTGTTAATATTAAAAAAATCATGAATAAACGACCAGGACTACTTTTCATGAATATATGAATTATCAGGAGGTTCTTAGATGCCTAATACCCAACCTATACAAGATAGAATAACCAACATGCCTCACCTAGACAAACGCATTATCCTCAAATGGAACACAGCTCTCCCAGATTTACTAGCGAGTAGTAATAATTCTACTATAAAGATAGACGGTCAGGTAGTAGGTATGTTTATATATGACTTCTATGGTTTACTTAATCATATTGGTATAGATCCAGAATTTTGGTATCCGTATTTGTTAGCTAATGATTATTATAACCCTACAGAATTTTTAGGTAATAGATCCATAATTAGATCATTAGACCTACCAACCCTACGAAACTACTATGATGCATTTACCAGATAAATAATATCGATACACAGAACAAAAAAATAAATATAACCACTGTAGACATAATTGTCTACAGTGGTTATGATAACATCAAGTATTTTATTTTTACGGTAGAGAGGCGGCGAGACTATATATGAGTCCCGCTTTGCATGTCAGTGCCGAATGATTTGTACATATATGCCTGACATCATATACGTTTTTGTCATTCATTATACGCCTCTATACCAACCAAGTGTGCTATACCCTATGTGGATATAGAACAGCTTGGGTAACTAGAATACATCAATCTTAGTGTTGGTACTATTCTAGTTACTCATATTAATAATATATGGTTATAAAAAATTGATATGCTAATATACTATGGAGGGGTGCACCCCTCCATAGTGTTTTTTTAACTTACCTACCCCATGCGTTAGGCTGCATAGGTTGTTGTTGTTGCATACCATTACCGAACGCACGCACTTCACCTACAGCACCAATGGATACTGGTTGCATCTGCTGTTGCGGATACATAGGTTGTTGTTGTTGTGGGTTCTGATATACAGGTTGTTGCACAGGCATCTGCATAGGCATCTGCTGTTGCGGATACATAGGTTGCTGCATCATGGGTTGCGTAGGTTGTTGTTGATACTGCACAGGCATCTGCGGCTGCATCTGCATAGGTGGATTAGCGACACCACTTACATTACCATACAACGCAGTTCGTATTGCGTCAGCTGTGCTATCAGTACTCCCAGCATTCGGATCTACCTGCATCTCCCGCACTGGTTCTTGCATAACAGGCGCGTTAGTAGGCGCGCCCAGTTTAGTCTTGACTAGATCGCTTTCAGTAGGAATGCTGGCTAATGCTCGTTTGTAAATACCAAGATTAGTGAGTTCGTCAGAATCCACAGTTAACGTTATAACACAACCATCTTCTAGCTCGCTATCGACTCCATCGATATCGCCTCTAACAGCAGCAAATTTTGTCATCACCTTATTATATAAAGTATATAACGAGATAAATCCAGGACATTCTTTATCATTACTACCTATCGTAACGATGCCTTTACTATTGATGTTTTCGATAAGATATTCAAAGATTATCTTAAAGATAGTGATATCCTTATTACGAAGAGTAACTCCATTAATACGACCTCCTTTACTCATGCCGAGAAGTTCTTCATATACAGGAGACTTAAATGTCGTCACCCGGTTATATCGTTTACTACCTATACGCCCTCCTTTCTTAACGTATACTTTAAACATAGGATGACTACCAGCCTCAAATGAGTTATCATAGATCTTTAACCATTTGCTAATAGTATTAGCATCTACGATCTTCTTAATACCAGGGTTCATAGCTTCTTGAAGTCGTACCAAGAACTGGTTAAGTAACATAGTTGATTTAGTCTGAAACTTAGAATCACTCGCCATGGTTAGTAACAAAGAACCCAATACAGTAAATTTATTATTAAGTCTGGTCGTTACTAGCGACTTAGTCTTAGATAACGATAAAGAATCACCCTTGATAATCGTTTCATCAAGTGGATTATACAATTTTTTCGTTACTATAATCTCCCCGTCAGCATCTTCGTCCAACATGGTGCGAATGTGGTTCTTGGTTGGTAGCACCAGAGGAACGCCGTCATCAGTATAGTTCACTAATCGATCACCATCGTTAATCATGAGATATCCCTTAGATACCTCTACATCCAAGCTGGATAAAACCCGCTCGTAAAATTCATTAATGTCCATTCTTCTCTCCTATTTATTATCGGGAGGTCTAATCATAGACCTCCCGTATATTCATTAATGCCCGCTATAACTACCTACAGTGTTTTCAGGACTCATACTCATTACGGTATCTACCACTGATTCAAAATCAGAAATAACCGCTTGCTTAGTGAGATTATTAGTAACTACTGGCGAGTATAGACTATCTGCGAATGTAGGAACCCTATAAATTACAGGACTGCCATTTTCTAAAGCCACACTTATAACAGTATCCCCCAATAGATCACAGTTAAATACAATATCCACTAATCTAAGATTAGACATAGATACTTGCGGCATGATAACTGAATTTACATAATTAATGATTCGATTACCATACGGCGTTATATCTACTCCTTCTAGAAATGAATTTATATTACTAATGGTAGTAAACGGCATACCTCCCGCATTAGTTACTGTACCACTAATTACCGATACAAGATTTTCACTCATATTAGCAGTCAGCGCATTAATGAATGTTTGCGCTACTTGGGTATCTTCTGTGTAGTTAAGCATGGATTCGGTGTTTTCAGTATCGAATCCAGTAGCTAGATGTACGGGGTCAGATACAATCCCACCAGAAGCCACCAAAGTGATCTTACTATTAATACCAGGGAACATTCTGTCCATAAGAGACAACGTAAAATACGATGGCTCAATAACACCTGACATGCGTGCGAGTGCGTATATGAATGCATTACTTGTTATAGCTTGTTCTGCGACCATACCATTAGCATTAGCTAGCACCGTTTCTGGTGTATTGAAACCATTGTATATTGACTTTCCTGTAATAACAGCATTTATGGTGTTAGTAAAGTATTTAAGCGGATCGTTATTCGCTTTATTACTAACGTTAGCACCATTAGAAGGTGATGATGTTTTAACTGTTAAATTTACATCAGGCACGCCTGAATACATAGCCGACGAATGCAGGTTAGTAATGACATCATATGGCCTAATTAATTCTATCCCTGCGGTAGGTTCTGATACTTGTTGGTATGAAGCATTTCCAGTAGGATCAGATACAACATTATACGTAGCAGACACACGACTATCAACTCCATTAGTCATCATGTTTCTGGTACGAGTAACTGTTGTTATAGAGTTGATATAAAATGTGGCGTTAGGATCAATCTTACCTGTAAATGACGGATCGTAATATTCACTATATCCTTGTAGGTAATGAGCCAGGCTGGTGTTATCATTAACATATTCATCCACTACCAACACAAACATCAGTCTTTGTGTCGCCCACCCATTAGGTATATTAGCCATACCTGTGGGTGTAGCATTCAGTCTGATAGAACTACCTATCTCGTTAGCCGCCCTAACTACTCCCACTTGACCGTTATTACTAACTCCCTCGTTAACAAAGAAGTTATATAGGTTGTCGGCCTGTCCGTTATTTAATCCTAACGAAAAACTTCTTTGGTACATATTGTTATACTCGTGATGACTGGGAATCAACAACATCATCTTTATAGATATGTTTGATCCAACATTATTTTGCATGCGCTATTCCTCCATAAATAAGTTACTTATTGTTTACTGTTATTGTTCTATTTACATATCTTATGAATAATATGTGCTTGTACGTTATTAATATTCACCAGGATTATGTGCTCTATCTACTCTATTTAGAGAATTTATTAACTTACACATGACATCCTTATCAGGGTTCTTAGAGATTGTTCTAGCATCGCTGTAATGTGTGATACCGTTGCTATCGGTTAACACAAGTCGCCATGTTTTAAGGTCCTTGGGATCGTCTATATGAACAGCCATTTCAACATCTTCTATAATCGCACTTAGCGCATTCGGCCAGCCGTTTTCTATTATATATAGATTGCGGTTCATTACGGCAGTTAATATAGAAGGTTGCGCGCAACCATAACCACGTACTGACTTATACGAAACATGCCACCACCATTTACCGTGACTTGGACCAACTCCAATATATCCAGATTTGTTAGATTTAGTCTTACGTCTATTAATACTTTGCGTAAATTTATTTGCAGATCGTATATTATTAGGATAATAACCTTTGTCATTATCGATCCTATCCATTGTTTCATCATCCTTAATATTCTTCATATACCAAGGGACAAATACTTCTGGGTCATACCAGTCCTCACATACCGTAATACCTCGGGAACCATAGTCCTTATAACCCGGATGCCGTACACCCCTCTCCAGAAATTTAAGCCCTGGTATATCTGTTATAAAGTGACCAGACTGATAGCATCTACGCATCATGCTATTCCATGCCGAGTATCCGCGAATAGACTCCTTGCTAGCCACTCCATTTTTAGTATAGACCAAACAACCACAAGATTTGGTATCTCCGGCTTTTATGGTGCGTAGTCGCTTGATACATATGTTACCACACTCGCACTCACATTCTACTGTAGCTCTATAATAATCATCGGCATTATTGACACATTTAATTATACGCAATCTGCCATATACATTACCTATATACTTACTGTAGTCGAGTTTACGCAAACACCCACATGACTTAGTATTTCCATTAATCAGACTACTTAGCTTTACCACCACAGTACTCCCGCAGTGGCATGCGCACTTCACCATAATACCCCTACGACCTTTAACCCCATTCGCTGACTGTAAAACTTTCAATTTATTATATATTTTACCTATATAATCAGCGACGTTTAGGCTACGTAAACAACCGCATGATTTATACGCCCCAGCGACTACATTAGTGGCGCGAAATGAGGCATTCTTGCCGCATGATAGACACCTACACGATACCATAGTCACGCCTCTATCACCTTGAACCTCTAATATATCTAATATAGTTAATCCTCCATATAGTTTACCTATGTGCGGTGACCACTTTAAATAACGCCTATCCGTATGCCATGTTTCCATGTGACCTCCTATACAATATCATTCTCCACACAGCGTGCTCTGTAGGGATTAAATACATCTTATTAACGGAAATATTTGATCCAACATTATTTTGCATACGCCAATTCCTCCATGTCTATTATAAATTTAGCTAATTGATTTTTAAATCCTGGGTCTAATAACCTAGGGGCTCCTCCCGCAAATAACTCATCAGCACAATGCTTAGGTATATTAGGTAGCCATTTCTTACTGAATACAGCATACGTTATATCTGTTATAGATGCCTCAATAATGCTTTCGGTCTTAGTAGCATTAAGTTGCTTCTCGTACGGATACAACATATTAAGTTTATCTTTAAGTTCTACTTCTAACCTTACGTTAGGCATAATATTAATCTCTATACCATCACCACTATCAGAAAGCACCTTGGCCAGTAGTAACGCAGCAATAGCCTTATGTCCTCTAACCCATGCTATTACAAACCCTAGACTCACTATGTTAATGATCCCAGAAATGTCTACATAATCAAATGATCTAGGGTCAATGATTCTCTTAAATATATAACCAGCAAGTATCACCTGTTCGGTAGAGATTGGTACTTCTCTAAAACACTGGGCACAATGTAATGCTTCTTCTAATAACGCTCTATTATCACAAGCACCCACATCTCTTATTAGCAGTTCCATATTACCGGCATACCAATTTAACTCAGTCTCTATGCCTGATGACAGACTAGATACTGCGCGATATGCCTCTAACATAGATTCCTTATCACCACCATCGCCATCTGGATCTGATGAAGGTCTTTTGTCACGGACTTTAGATCCTGAGCTACCTTTGGTTTTAAGTTTGTTAATAATATAGTTATAGATTCTTGTAATAACATTTCTGTTTTTATTATCTGTAATTATCGCGGCTATAGAAAGTTTTTGTATCATAACCACGGATAATATATAGTTCGCTAATTCTTCTGTTGGTATCTGTTTCTCAATTATGGTAACGGAAGATGTCTCGCCAGCACCTACTGTGAGATCGATAAGCACTTCGGCCCAATTCCTTAGTTTAGCGACAGCATTATTCTGCATGATAGGATGGTTACAAAATATACCGTATAAGATATACTCTCTATGAATACCCAACATACTATCTGACTTACGGATAGCGTACATGGATAATAAACCTACTAAAACTTTAATAGGTATTGTTAATGCGGCTAGTTCGTAATAGTCTTGTTTAATATATGTCTGCACCCTAGTGCCAAGACCATCGCTTTCGATTAATGGATCAAATGATTCTTTAAGATTCTCGGGAGGAACTACTCTGAATACATCTCTCACATACGAGATGATATCCTGCATATCGAACATATCCAATATCGTATATATACTAGCTGTAGGTGGATGCGACAGACCTCGGTATAAACACGACTCTTCAACCTGGTTAGAACATTCTACTATATTAATATATAGCAACTTCTTGAAATCTGTTCCTTTATAATCCAAATATGAATTAAGGAGTTGGAACTGTTCTACCTCGGCTAGTTCCTCCTTATTCCGTTTTGAAATTAAACCAGCAAGACTAAAAGATACTGAATCAGTACCATTAGGAGAGGATACCTTTATCTCTAATGGTTTAGCCGTCTGTACGTTAAGTAACTCAAACATTTTTACTCCTTATTCATAGTTAAGAATGCTATAAATGATGGAATCACCTACTGGCGACCCACCATCTACTGTTATTCGTATATTGACATTACATATTAAGTATATATGGTCATACTTAATGGATTCACGTTTACACAGATTTACTTTTGGGATCAGTATACTTAACCTGAGCATCGTCAGCTAGATGTTTATCCATGAGTGACTTTAATCGGTTGGTATAGGCTGTAGCATATAATGCAGATAATTCTGCTTTATCTGTTATGATATCACCGTCGGCGTTTTTAATCTTATGCCATTTATCATTAGGTAGAATATCAAACTTAACCTTCGTTTTCTCACCAGATACAACAGCCAGATATAGAATACCATCTTTATCCTTACCGCATATGGCTGTGGCTTGTAGAATTACGTTTTCGGTCTTCATATCATTAACGTACTCTATGTTATAACATTCCAGAGAGTATTTTACTGGACCTTTATGCGCTATGGCTTTAGCCATATATCCTATAAAGATGTTAACCATTACAGCATTCATTGGTGCTATGATTAAATTATCATAACTAAATTCATTGTCTTTCTTATTATGGTTATCCGTATATACAGTTAACCTAGGATATCCCATACGTATAGACCAAGTAAGACTAGCATAGCTATCCTTATTAATATCTTTATGCAGTGATAATGGTCCGAATGAGATTATTTTAACTTTATTACTATTTGGCATAAACTACCTCCTTTACTTATTACAATCGATTCATATCGTATTAAGAATATATGGCTATAAAGATACGATGATTAGCATAATAAGTACTCAGTTGTATGTTACTCTCCAAAAAAATATAGCGATCCCCAGAACAAAAAATAATATTAGACTACGGGAACTTGTAGTTCCCGTAGTCTTAGTATTACTTATTGGACATTTGTTCAAGAAGAGTTAATAATCGCTCTTCTCGCACGGCTGCTATATCTGCCTGGTTGCGAATCCAAACATCTTTAGCTATGGACTCTTTTTTAGCCAGTTCTTCCAGACCGATACCTCTGGAAATGAATCCAGATATAACCGAGCCAGCTCGTTCCAGATATGGCATGGCCCATCTGGTTGTTACAAAATCATTAACTTTGTTAAACTCATGCTCATGTTCGAACCCCGAGCGTTCTTTAGCACGTTCTTTAGCATGCTCTTCTATTTCGGCTTTAGTTTTATCAAACACATCTTTGAATTCTTTATTGCTATCAATAGCTTTATCAATACGTTCATTAATTTCCCGATAGCTCTTTTCAAATTCAGTTTCTTCTTGATTGTGACTTGTCATAATATCCTCCCATGGATATACTGGTGCTGATCTCCAGTCAAGCGACGCTTACGTATCATTGCTGTATACATAAGTCATATTTATAATATATGGTTATAAAAAATTGATTTACATTTTTTACTATAAAAAATAAAGATAGCCTACTAGATGTCGTATGCGACATCTAGTAGGCATTACCTTAATACAGATATTTATTGGCTAACCACATCTGCCACCAGTTCAACACTGGGCCAGCTAATACTAACGCTATAGCTGTAGGTATATCCAAGTCCAATTCAAGTATGCTATACATAAATAATGCTAACAAACTGCCGCACAAACCAGACATCACCTGCCAGCTCTCATCTCGTTTGCGTAATACAGCACTATACCTATGTGCCGTATCCTTAATGAAGTTACGTCTCTCGAAACGAGACATGGCTTCGTTATGAGCTGATTGTGTTATTCTCACAACCACCCCGGCTATAGCTATGACTATAGCAATAATAAACTTATCATTTAGTATTACTATAGCTAACGCCATCATTAATGATATCGCTACATCAGAATATAGATACATTTTATACGCTGACTTAATCGACCATTTAAGATGGGCAATCTTGATACCAATAAGTTCTGCTATTAACCATACAACCACAGCTACAGGCAGCCAGACACTCCCCAGATTAGCATGAGCTATAGCTACATATGTAGCGGCCAGCATATATATACCACAATCTATAGCTGCTGGTATTTGTGTTTTCTTTACGAACTTGAAATAGTTCGTAGTTGTTTCTTTCATAATTACCTCCCAGTAATTACCAGTACTTATCTCTGGTTAAGTAATGACTACAGATCGTTTCCGTATATGTAGTTCATTTTCAGTATATGTGGATATAAAATATCGATATGCATTTAGGTAAGAAAAAAGAATAACTACCACAGACCCTATAGGGTCTGTGGTAGTGTTATCTTTAGTTCACAATACTGGTACTTTTATACCAGATTTCTTAATTAGACTAGCGACCTTAACAGGACTAGACTCTGGGTTTATATGTCCTGTAACCGTCAGTTCATATACCGATCTGCGATCCACAATAGACATAGGTTTGACGATTGACTTATCTCCTAATATATACAGAAGTTTAGAATCCATTGGTAATATAGATAAATCCCTCTTTCCGATAGGATGATATTTAGGACCAAATTCTCGCTTAGTCTTAACTTTGCCTGTATGTGATTCTAATAATGACACTCCAGATAAATTAGAAACACCAATCAAATCTAATGTAAAATGTGACATAAGTAACATAGGGTTATACGTAGAAGGCAATAGTCCTCGGTTACCTCCTGAATATACAGTACCTGGGTACTTAAGTCCTTTAAGATTCTTCTTAATATATAAATGCGTTATATATGGCCTATATGCAGTATCTGGTTTACCATTATTATATTTCTTATATAGCTGGGTGTAGTCAGGCATATAGAAAACTAATTTGGTATCAACAGATTTATATAACTCTATTAGTATGTACATATCATTAATCAATTGTTCTTGTACTAACTTACTACTAATGAGCTGTTCCTTATCCTTATGCACTATAGAACTAACTACATTTCTAAACAAAGTATAGATGTTAAATATATGGGTCTTATAACTATTAGGATCTACTCTATCCGGTATACTTCTGTTGGTATCATATACTTTAACATCGAATAATGTTTCGAGTGCTAATCCAGTACCTATCGAGACGCCAGTAGATGTTACAGTTCTATCATTAACAATATTTTTAAGCATAACTCCTCCTTCTAATTCATATTAAGTATATATGGCTAGGTATTGCTAATTAGCAACTACCGTATCTAATTCTGATAATACTATATCCATATCAACCCTACTAAGATTATGTTTACCTAACTCCTCGGTAAGAAGTGATCTTATGTTACCCTTAGTTATTTCAAATGGAGTAAATACCACTCTATTATTCACAACTTTATCATCACTAACAACCACCTTCTTTTTATCCACAGATATTATAAGATCCTTATATTTATCTCTAATAGGAACTAATAGTTTATTTATATCAGTACCAGATACAACTATCTTAACTCTAGTTCCCAACGCTAGTTTATTTAATTCTTTATTAAGAAATTTAGACATATCCGATGTTTGCATACTAGATATATCATACTTTCTATATGGATAAGCATTCTTATTTTCTATAAACAAGAATTCCATATCACCAGTATGATATATAGTCATCATCATGAGTCCTTTCTTTTCCTCTTCATTATGAGCTAATCTATCAAATGAGCCTTGTGCTAGTATTCTGCGGTATGCAGATGAGGTATGTATATGACCTATGTTTATGTAATACCTTACTAACTCTAGATATGAATCTTCGTTATGAGATGACTCAAGTTCTATCATGGGTAACTGATAATCAAACTGACCATGCATAATAGCTATATCTACTTTATCTAAATCATGTTTAGTCATAAGATCTTGTACGTTATCTAAAGTATCATTAGCTATTCTGTTCCATTCATCTGGTACATACAGAACGGTAATACCTAGGTCTTCAATACTTTCAATGTGTAAATAATCTATATACTTATAATCAACATCAATACATAGTGCTTCTAGAGTGTTAGCAAATAACCTCATTTGTTTCCAGTCGTGGGATGGGGTTCCTTCTAATACTCTTAATTTTATCTTATTAGATACACAATACATAGCCAGTCTTGATAACCATTCGTTAGCCATAACAAATTCATTAGAACAGGATGCTAGTAATTTATCAAACACATCACCAGCTAGAAATATTATATCTAGTTTCTTAAATCTATTATGGTTCTTTCTGAGTACGCCATCTAGATTACTTATTATATAATCTGTTTTAGTCCGACTATGTCCCAGATGTATATCTGATAATACTAGATATTTTATATTAGACTTTTTCATATACGGTTTTAAACATATATAATACAGCTATATTTCCTAGTATTAACAAACTAGTAAGGACTGAATCACCTATGTTATATGGAATCCCCACAAGGTTACTGACAAGCCATGTGGTCGTTAGTATAGATACTAGCAATGACGCGCTTATTAATACCTGTGGAATATTTCTATATGATGTAATATCCAATAATCTGCATGAGCAATATAAACACATTATACCATACACAAAAGCGTTTAATAATAGTGTTAATATTCCATAGACACTATATTCATCCCAACTATAGATAATCATTATTGTAGTAGTCCAAAGTACCATGGAATACATCAATAATACCATATTGATGCCCCCAGACAGTAGGTTTCAAAGGCTCCCCATCTATATTTAGTTCATGCTCATGCTCGTAATCATAACACATTTCTTAATCTCCCTTATTGTTATTGTTCGTTAAATTGTATTTTGATTAAAAACTACCCATAGCTGGATATCCAGCTATGGGTAGTCATATCAATTATGATACTTTAATGGTATTGATATACATGGATATGTGTTTTTCAATAGCCTTAGCGTCAATAGTTCTGGAATTCTTAGAGAGCAGCATGCCGATGCGTGCCTTCTGGTAATTTCGACTAGTAGTAGCTGCATATACTAAAGCTATCCAAGTAGGCATATTTTCTAAAGCTATGATAGGGGTCTCCGATTGACCTGGTCCAAACCACACTTTACCCATAACACCAATAATGCTATCTATCGTATAGAACTTAGCTTTATCGGAAGAGACACTATTAGCAATATTTAATACTAATTCTTCTAGCTTAGTGCCGCCATCAAAAATATATTTGTTGCATCGTTCCTTAACCAATTTATTACTGAGTTTGAATGCTCTTTTAGAACTAACAACCCTAGCAATTACGGTATCGATATTATCTCTGTTATTTTCACCCTTAGGATAATATAGTAAATTAGCATACATAGCAGTAATAATTTCAATATTAAACATTTCTTCTGGTGTTAGTAAACTGATGGTTCCCGCCATACCACTTAACCAGACACCCATAGCTGTGGCTGTTGGTTTAACAATAGACCTGTGCTGGGTCCAGTCATTATTAATAAAATCAACTGTTAGTAACGCACGCACAATCATAAACTCTACAGCAGCTGGATTCTTAGTAATATCTGATAACCTAGCCTCGAGTTCTGTGGTCTTATTAACATACTTACGTAAATCTGTAACAACTACCTTATGACCTTTAAGCGTGTCCATTACTAATGGATGTTCCCATGCTGGAAGTTCTTTTTCTTCGTCGTTATATCCAGTTACATACACACATCTAGTATCGCCTGGTACAGGATACTCATATTCTATCTCATTGAGATTTACTGTGTTAACATATTTGGATAACGCACTTGTTAGTTTACTTATATTAACAAGCGATCCGTACGTGGTCTTATATGGCTCAAACATTATGAATCTCCTGATGATCTTAGATGTTATGCAATTAATGAATTTAAATTTAATATCAACAAAAAAGATACCTATATTTGTCTAAACAAGTAAATCTTATTTCGATCACCTGGTTTCTTGAATATTAAATATTTTTCATGGAGGTATTATGGCGCAATTTAAATTAACTTCATTCATAGACCTCGGTACTAAAGGATATCATACTGCCACTAGCTGGCGCGTTACGTTGGATCGACAAGGTCACAACATAATAGACGAGAGCCTAGAAGATAAAGTGAATTTATATCACTGGATCTCGCCACTGCCTGATGGTAACGGTTGGTATTACGCAGATCTTGATGCGGTGCATCTGTGGGTGCGGGTTCATATACTGAACGACGCATCAGAATGGTATTATTGCGGGTACATGAATCAGAATGATCAGACTTTTATAGTATCTGAAAATAATAAACCTGATAGAACTATAAATTCACTAACATCAGGAATACACTAAGGAGCCACTATGCTACGAAATATTAAGTTATCTGTAGATAACGTTTACATCAATCCAGGAAGTAGTTTGTCCCACACGGGTACTAGTTACCAGGTATCCCCGACACCTGATTTTTCGGTAGTTGGTAATCTAGTACTAAATATAAACAATAGTTCTACATCACTACTCGAACATATGTTCGAGTATAATATGGGTCCTAGTACCCCGCTATATGTAAGGACTAGATATCATTTCAATAACGGCAAAGCCTCCGAGTGGAGCAATATTATTGAAATTAACTCCACACAGGAAGGTATCAAGAGTTCCGATACATTAATCTCAACACCAGTACTGTCAGTAACATATGATTACAGCACCACTAAGGCAGGAGAAGTTGTTATTTCTCTAGATAACCTTAATGTGCAAGCTGGTATAGGTAATATTAATAGTGTTTCTTGGAGATTAGAGACTACTGATGGTGAAGTTATATACGAATTACCTAATAGTACTGATGTTAAGAATGTCTTAAGACTGCCTATCTCAACAATTGTTAATCATCAATGTTTTATGGTTATCGCAACAGCTAATAGTGACACTAACACTAGTAGTAATGAAGCAAGAGAGATATCCATATCTAAGTCATTCGATATGATATATTTCCAAACAGCAATCAAAGGTGCATTATACGCAGACTGTAATAATTATATTTCTATATCAAACCCAGCGGAAGTGTATACTGAATCTGAGGTAAGAGTTACAGATACTAATGGCGCTATTGTGGACGCATACACGGCATTAGATCCTGTGGTTGCTTTATTTAAAACTAGTGCTGTAAATGTAGGACAATATTATACTGTAGATATTAGACTACGTTCCACAAGTGGTAATCATACACCATGGATTAATGCATATTCCGGGATTGCGTATGTTAGCGTGCCTAGGGTATATTCAGATACAATTAGTTATGTTACTACTAATATGGGATTTGGTGGATATTTTAACTTTAATGGACTATCTGCACAGTCGGTACAGGCTGATGATGATGGTGTGTTTTATTTAGCTATACCGGAAACTAACACCCTAGAATCGTTCAAAATTACCAATGGCGCTATTTTCCCGTTAGGCAATACATATAGTTACGGATCTGTAGGATTACATCCTATTCCTAGTTTTAATGTTATTAAAACATATGATGGTAACATGGTGTATGATCGCTCGTTAGGTCTTATTAATGGTGTTAGCGAAAGACCACGATTTGAATTGATGAACTATAATATGGTTACTAAGTCCATGATTAGTCAGCATTATCTAGATCGACTTGATGAAAGAGGTAGTACTGGTACTACTAATTCAGCCGTAATAAAGAAAGATGGTAAAGTATATTATATACCAGCACATATTGTAGATAATGCAGGCGCTTCTGTAGATCTGGAAATGCGTGTGTATGATAGTATTACTAATACTATTGTAGAACATATCGCGTTACCAGTAACTGGTATTAAACAGAATGCTGGACTTACTGAAGATAAGAATGGTGATTTATATTTCTTCGGTGGCTCTGGCGATGATATAGAAAGTACCGTTGATGGATCTCTATGGGCTACGCCTATGAACCATGTTATGCATAAGTATGATATGATTACGAAAACATGGAGTACATTAGCTACCGCGCCTATAGTTAATAGTGATATGTATAGATACAAATTACAAACATTACGTAACGGTGATATCTTTATCATAGACGCTACTCCGAATTTTGTATCTGCGGGTGTTAGACATAGTTATATATATAGACCATCTACCAATACATATACTCACACTATTATTAATAACCCACAAAGAGAGCATTTGGGAATTAGTGTTGAATTACCTAACGGCGATATTGCCAATATCACAAGCACGCCTGACCTTGTGGAAGCTACCAGTTTTCTGGTGACTACTGTTAGTGATGCCCATTTAACCGCACAGACGCTAACGGATAGTCAGCGCGTTCTGGATTTGGTTGTCGCGCAAGGCGATACTGTATTTATTAGAGATCCATATAGATATCGTACGGTAACTATTCAGGGCACTAATATGGCTAATACTGGTACGTTGGCGTGGGAAAGAAATGGTGTTATTAAGAAATATTACTATAATGATTTAATTATCACACGTAATACTACAATCGTAACTCCGGCTACAGGAACTCCGCCTACTTATAATAATGTTGTTGTTGTAGGTAATGCTACTTTAACATTACAGAATTTGTAATAGGCATAAATGAACTACAAGCACTACAGCCTATAGGCTGTAGTGCTTGTATTCTTTAATAATATCTATCTGCGGCTATCTTTTTCTTATCCAGTTCTAAACTACTTATTAAAGAGTCTATGCTAAATATCTGAATGACATTAGTATCGATATCTTTATATAAGTACTTAAGTCTATTAACCATGGTGGCTAATTTAATAGCTGATGTTTCGTCTTTTATCTTATCTACAAGATTATCTATTTCTTTTTTAAGCTCTAGTTGGTATTCTCTGGCTTCCATAGCTTCAGTACCACCATTTTCATTAATAATAACTTCGGTAACTGTGGTCAGTACCTTATTAATAGGAATGCCGTAAAAGTCTAAATTCTCACCTTTAGCTAACATCCAGTAACCTAACAACCAACCTATAACTAAATCGTCATGCCCGTGTAAGGAATGATCAATTCTATTATTCTTTATCTTAAGTCCTGTCAACTGTCCGGCTAGTTTCACATCCCTTACGGTATCAGAAGTATAGGATATGCAAGCATTGAATATTTCGCCATAGAGGACATCTCGAGAACTACGACCAGCTCCAGATGTCGCATAACCAAAGTATTTTCTATACTTAACGTATACAGAAGGATCTCTTCTGCTAAATGCAACATCAGTTACTTCCTTACGATAATTATCTTTTAATCGAGCATCATTAACGACCCAGTTGAATAATCGCTTGAAAGGATCTACTTTATTATGTACTAGTATTTCTATAATACCATCTATAATAGACACGCCAGTGTTCTTACGTTCTACTATAAGTGTTACATTAGTGTACTCCATAAGGAACTCAGAAAGCCATCTTGAGAAGGTTACAGTATTACATTCGTTAAAATCACCAGAGCCTAATACTTCAGCAGTACTAGCGTCTCTTAGGACTAATCCGATACCATCCTTACCTATGGCTTCTGATGTATCTAGTCCGGCTATTATAATATGGTTCCTTAGCTCATCTCTTGGTATATATAATTTTATTATATAACCGTATGTAAATATCATATTATCCGGTTCATAAGACCTACTAGACATAATAGCTTTTTTCTTATCCTTAGGAATGAGATCTGACCCACTTCCCTCTGGCCAGATGCCTAAAAAATCAGACGAAGTTGCTTCACCGCTAGACATAGCATCTGCTATCTTATTTCGTAACCAGTTATCGGTATAGCCTAACTGCCTATGATTAAAATCCAGCAGTACTTGAACTTTACCAGAAGGAGAGTTGGTGGCTATCATCTCTCTAAGATTATCTATTCCGTCGCAATCGAATAACGACTCAGACCACCGGAATGAATCACTATATATTCCGTACGCAAAGCTACCTGACTTAGTGGCTAAATAACCAGGAGTAGTTGTAAATATATTACCATAAGGAGCGTCCGCTTCTGCAGCACTATCACGAGCGCTACCTGTTGCTGGTAGTAGTGCTGGTAGCGTATATTCAATGTTATTAATAAAGGCTATTTCATCTATATGCACAATAGGTGTAGTGGTACCACGACCTAAATTAATAGCCGCCTTAGGCGATGCTTGTGCTACAGATGTGTTATAAGTATTGCCTAAATTATTAACAGTTATCTTCTCAGTATTATTAGTATCCTTCCTAGTGCGCAACTGAAGATATCGTGGTAAACATTCTATAATACCTTTCAGTCTAGACACGTTCTTAACTCGTAATGAATCATCTTTAGTAACGAGCGTCATATCCGTATTGGTAGCTAATAACATAAGTAAAGATACCATAAGTGCATCCGTACTAACTGATTTACCAGTCTGTCGTGGTTGTATAAGCATCGTAGTAATATGATTAAAGAATAACCAATATAGAGATATATTACCTCTATTACCCCGCAATGGTACTGGTGATATACCGGCCACGGGAGGTATCCTTATTATTTCTCTAAGAACATACCATGGGTTCTCGGAAGCCTCATCTACGATCATAGCTATTTCTTCATTAGTAAGATCTTTAGAATGTGGATCAATACCCTTAAGAGCGGGGTTTATTAATGCTAGGTGAAATAGACAATTGCTAACACCCATTTTATTATAAACACCGGCTAGTTTTACCCAACTACGGTTTTTAGTTCCGTAATCAACAATAGCTGTAGGATAATCCGCCCAATCTTTTTGAAAAAGTATCATATACCGACCTCTTATCGTATGGCGCGCATAAATAAATACACGATAACAACTAATGTGTTAGCAGACACTACCCATCTAGTACGACGTTTGGTAGACTTCTTAATCATATCAGATATGATATGCTTAACCATAGCAACATCACTATCTTTAACACTGCCACTACTCCAGTATCCTTTCATATGTCCTACGATAGCTACTATATTATCTTTATAGTCAGAATGTATTCCTTTTGTATTAACATAGGCTATAGTCTTAAGAATAATAGCATCTAGATAATTACTATCTTTACTTCTAGGGTCGTATGTTTCTGACATTTGGATTAATGTATTCCTAACTATATTCTGATCACTAGATTTTACAAATGATGTAGCTAGATATATAAGATCATCATCTACAATACTAGCGGCATTACCGATAGCTGCTTTAAGACTGTTTATGTACTTATCTGGCCTGTCGGTAAGTGATTTAGTAGCCTCGTCAGCTCCGGAACTATCTTCGATGTGTGATGTGGATTGTATTTTGTAATCATTTTCACGTACTTCCATCATAACGAGATATACGTTTTTTATAGTTTCCCGAATTCTTCCCTGTAGGTCATTAGCAATCTTAATAGCATCATCAGTACTGTATATTTCTAACCGCTTGCTATGTAGTCCTTTAGGTGGTATAACATCATTAGCTCTATATTCTATAACATTATTCCAGTTACCAAGTTTCTTTATTAAGAATCTATTACTAAGTCTCTCATATGTGGCTTTGGCGATAGCCGGTGTAGTATTATACTTAAAGTAATGAGATATCAGACTACCAAATACTTTATAGGCGAATATATGGTAGCATTCCCTAATAGCTTCTTCTTTATGTTTACCAAGATTGCCATCAGTAATGAATCTATGCATTGTGTATATAAGTATCTGTAATACAGGATTAGTAGCCACCGCCCATGTTTTATTAATATCTGGTAATTTTAATATATTAGTATAAAGAGTATTAATATCTATATTATAGATATCAGTAACTAACATATCGTCATCTCTAGTAGAAAATCTAACTGCATGCAGACCCAGTAGATTACTTCCTAAGAACTCTGAATATTCTATATTCTTACGACTCCAAGACACTCTGAATTTCTGTAATTTATTAAATAACTTACGATCAAACTTAATGTCTTTGCATACATAATCAAAGAGATTATTCATTTGATCTCCGTGCTTAGCAGGGATATAATTAATCATCGCAACCTCCTGATTCTACTGGCTCAATACCCCAATTAGTATTCCAGTAGTCATAACTTATGTTTTGAGATACTTTATCTCCGTTAGAATTGACACCGGACCAATGTAACTTACAATCACCCGATATGAGTAATATAGGAGATGGGTACGACGCCGCTCCTTCCAACCTAGACTTACCAGAACTACCTTCTCCGATTAACTCTATATTACCCGTAACTGAATACTCTACGTTATCATACCCTCGACCGGGTATTGTCCATAGTAATAATATATCATTCTTATGACATGGATCATTATCCATAACAACATTATAACATTGATTGTCCTTGCTATCTACAAGTGGTGATCCATTTCTCATTACAGGATCAAGCTCGTACGCATCACCATCCAGAGTTATATGCGATTCCTCAGATTTGAAATAGAGATCATGCAGACACGCATACCATCTCCATGTGTTAGTTCCTCTTGAACCGTGATTTATGTTAAAATGCACCTTACCACTATTACTATCGACATATTTGTCCGCAATAGCGCACGATATAACCGAATTACTTAAACGCAAAATCTTCATAACCATAATCTCCTAATGTGTTAATAATCGTTCTAATCATATTAAGACGCGGTAGACTAAAATGCGCCGATAACATCAGTTAACCTTACATATTTATAGTAACGCACTATATTAGTATAGATACTACGTATTTACAAAAAAAAAGAAATATTACTACACAACTAGGCTCGCGAGCCTAGTTGTGTAGTAGAAAACTAACTATATATTAATCTATCTAATTTCTCGATAGATATATCTTTTCTAGACAGTATATCAGATATCATAGGTATAGATATCTGATGTATATTAACATGTATGGAATCTAACCCGCCACTAATAGTATATGGTCTTATGAATCTAATTAATTCTACGATACCGATAACTATTACTGACGTGTCGTTACCTACTTTTACTCTATATACAGAAGTGTTAATCATTCTATTATTCTTACTACATATTAAATCACTTTCCGTACGGCGTGACCACACTAGTGGCATTTCTGTTTCTGTATAACTGCGGATACCTAATCCTAGTAATATCCCAGTCTGACCAGCGTTCTTGTAATACTTAATAGTCCTAGTTACTATAGATGGATTATCTATAGGTATTCCTGAATACTCGCTTAACTCTTTACACACATCCTGTAGTGAATTAAATACTTTTGATTCCTTAGTATAGTAGTTATATATTTCATACTTAATATTCCTAAAATTAATATATGTAGTACTTCTATATTTTTCTCGGGCTGATATTATATCCTTATCACTAGATGTTATAACACTCGTGTCGGTTATAGGTGTTTTTGATATTATATATCCTTGTGCCAAAGGGGTATTATTACCAGTCCGTATGATCCTGGCTAAATTGTTTATACCACACATATAGCTAGCGGCATAAATGCTAGGATATTCAGAAGTTGTATCTGTCAATTTGTCATAAATATATATAATACTACCTAACTTATCACTTTTAGGACGGCATAACAATCTATTTTCATCTAGTGTTATTACATATTTACCCATAAAAGGATGTTCCTTAGAATACCTAATTTTATATATAACAGCTATAGATGCTACGCCTAAGTATGTGCATAACCGCTCTAGTGATTTAAATTCCTTAGTTATTCCTGTGTTTTTATCGAGCAGAGATACTGGCACGTTATTAACCGTAAGATTATTATCTACAGCATGTGCCATATTTTCACTACCAGTACACCATTCTAGGTTATCCACATGGTTATTAGTTTTAATACCATCTTTATGATTAACTTGTGCTCTATTGTCGGGGTTAGGGATAAACGCCTTAGCCACTAGTCTGTGTATTGAATATTTTATTGGTTTTGGCTTACCATTAACCATTTTGCGCACGCCAGCGCGCAGATAGCCATATTTAGATAAATATGGTTTTATTGGTTTATTTTTTCTATTACTAATAACCATACCAGTATTAGTTATGCTATAATCAGGACATCCTTCAATACCCTTAGTTATTACTTTTATTTCTTTATTATTGCTCATTTTTAGTTCTCCATAGTTAACCTCATAACCACATCATAACCGTATAACCATATTAAGGATATATGGTTATGATACATTAATTTATACGCCCACAATAGATTGATAACAACAAACGGAGGCCAGGATGAATATAGACGATATCTCGCAAATGTCTCTTGAAATAGTAAGACAGAATGTCCGTAATTATGACCAATTATCAGATGGTGAAATATTGCAGTATTTTGATTCTAAATTCGATATAACTAAGATACCATCTCTAACAGATGAGGATAAAGCAGTAGCGTTAATAAATGAAGTTATATCAAATAATAAGCGTATAGCCATCATAGTCGATTATGACTCAGATGGACTCAACTCAGGAGCCGTAGCGCATAAAGCCCTAGAAGGTAAGTCTAGTAATTATGTCGTAATAAACAATAAACGATGTAATGGAAATGGTTTTAATAAAGTTCTAAACGCTAGAATAATGAAGATGCATGATGAGACTCCTATTGATCTTATAATCACAGGTGATCATGGTGAACTAACTCTCAATTGAGTTAGCTAATAAATATTGTATTAACGATCGGTTCTATAGGACATTCTTAGATTTATGTAAGGGGGAAAAGTTCCCTAGAGATACCACCGTAGCGGATATTAAGCAATATTTATCAGTACGCCCAGCACAATGGAAACAATGTGCTGAAAAAGCTATGTAATAATACATAGTGAATAATCTATCTAATTGCGGGAACCCTTGTATAAAGTTAATAATACCACTTACATATAGAAATATATCGTAATACTGAACCCAGTAATGGAAGTGTTCAGCATGGTAAAAACTTATTAACCTGGGCGGAACCGACGCAGCGAAGTCCCTTCAACAGCGAGAGCTATCTAGCTATGCTAGAGTGGATGAGTTCAACGACTACGGAAGTTATGATCCGGTAGGGCCCAAGTGGGTGAGGTTCGTCCTCTTAAATCGAAATGGTAGAACCTAAACAAGTAATGTTGTAGGTGTGATATAGTCTGTTCGACCGAGAGGTCCTTTATGTCTCATAAGACATATCGTTATCTGTAATGGATAAGTAGCGAGTAGAGTCGCAGGGTTAGAGTAACGACTAGCCTGAACATAAAGAGTAGTTGTAGAGACGAACTTAAGGAATTAAAAGATTATGGTATTAAACATGTCATAATTACTGATCATCACGATATCCCAGAAGACAGATATCCTGATACTGTTGATGTGTTTATCAACCCTAGGAAATCTGATGGTGACCCCGTTGGTATGTGTGGTACGTATGTAATGTTTAAAGTACTCAGTAACCTACATCTTGATGACGACGATATATATAGTAATCTATACCGAAAATGTTTACCACATGTAGCCATAGCTACAGTATCTGATGTTATGGATGTTAGTATTTGGTATAATAGAGTTGCTGTCAGGGCTGGTTTAGAGATAATGAACAGTGGCGTTATGTTATGGGATAAGTTATCTACAGTTCTTAACATACCTGTAAGATATAGTTATAAAGATATAGGTTATGTTGTAGCTCCGTATATTAATACTGGCAATAGAACTTCTAGAGAAGAACTATATTACGAGATATTAGTTAATGATAACGAAGAAGAACTTGATTCTCTCATTCTTGAGGGAGCAAGACTTAATGCATCCAGGAAATCTGTCCGTAAGACAGTCTTAAGTAACGTATTGATGTCAATAGACCCTGCTACAGTTCACAACAGCATAGCGTTGATTGTAGAAGCTCCTATGGCTATTAACGGTATACTTGCGAATGCTATTGGGGAAGTTCATAGTGTTCCTACTATATGTTTTAGTCTTAATAAAGAAGATAACACACTTGCTGGGTCAGCCAGAGCGTGTGTTGATCATGTGCATATCGCTAAGGCGTTTAATAGAATGGCTGATATGGATTCTGACTTGTTTATAGCACATGGTGGTCACGCCGGAGCTGGTGGTTGTTGTATACCATTTAATAAATTTGATGTGTTTAAGAAGTTATTCGATATAGCATCATCAGAGTTTCCTAAACCAAAAGAAGTTAAGAAAACAGATATTATCTTAGATATTAATACCAAACACCTAACACCTAGTGTTATAGATTGGGTTAATTACTCCGGTCCTTATGGCAAGGGTTGGATCCTACCGCAACTTAGAGGGGTGTTTAGGTTACAAGGTATGTTTCATGTTGGTACTATGGCGATACTTATGCTTCAGGGTGCTAATGGTAAGAAATATAAGGCTACATATTTTTATAATAAAAATGAAACAAAAGATAGTGTTAGCGACAGATTAGTTAGAAATTCTATAGTGACTGCTATATTCGAGCCACAATACTATAGACGAAAAAATAGCATATCAGTAAGTCTTATGATACATGAGATAATGGAGAAATGAAATGAAAGCAATCGCTGAACTTAGTCCTGATGGATTTGTCACAAATGGTAAAGCCATGATGCTTAAACTGTATGAGTACTTTATGAGTTCAGATTATTCACAGTCTAATGTATTTATGGGTGGTATAGCTTCTTTAAAATATATTATAAGCGAAGCTTCTGATGCTATCGTTTTAGATACAATGGTTACTGAAGCTCTAACGACTATGTATGAATCATACTTTACTAACGTTGCTGTAACGACTACTGTGGTAGATAAAGATAATAAAATTACTATAACTGTAAACATAGTAGGTACTGACGCAGCTGGTAATATTTGTAGATTAGATAAATCTGTATATTCGGTAAATAATAAAATAGTAGGCTTTGATAAAGAACAGGAGAAATATTATGCGTGACGATAAAACACTTCAAGATGTGGTCGATGCTGAAAGAGCCATGACGACTAAAGAAACTAGTGACACTATCAAAAAGATACATGATAATATCAAAAACAGCATAGTAAATTCAGTTATTCCTGAAATGGTATTTATAGAATACTTTTTAGATTTTTTTAAACACCCTACCAAACATACTGATTCACCACTACTATCTAAGTGGATTGAGTTATCCGGAGGGCCGTATAATGAGGTTGATGTTGTTAACGCAGAAGGTAAAATAATATATACTGTTCCTGGTGCGTACATGCCACCTGTAGCAAATTTTGAAATACTATCTAATTATAATTTTGCGAATATCGCTAGTAACTATCAAATGAAGAAGAAGATTACTAGTGTGCAGGCCACTAATTATATAAGTACTATACTGTCTACGATACCGGATCTACTACGACCCAATGTGGAGATGTATATTAATAGATGGGCATCAATATTCTCTAGGTATGATATGGAGAAAACTACAGATACTCTGAAGCCTAAGGTGACGAAAGTACCTGTGGTCAGTTCTATCGATACTAATATTTTGGGTATATAATTAAAAAATAACTTACGATACCTACAGGTCCCAGGACCTGTAGGTATCAGTTATAGTTATTGCTGTTTATTTAGAAAGTAAGCCACATACAACGCAGTCATCTACCCAACCAACCGAAACTTCAAACGACTCAGTTGAGTTAAACATAATTACTACGAAGCCAGAATCTACTAGCTCATCTTTTAGGTTATCATTAACTTTTGATGCTACCATAAGACATATATCACTTTTGATCATTCTAGATCTAATATGTGGGGATAACTCTAATCCATATGATAAGTCATCAATGTGGTTTTTGGATTTAGCCCACATATCATTACATACTTCTTGGTCTAGCACATACTTTATGCTATCAACAGGTTTAAACATATATAGTTACCTCCGAACATCTACTGTGTCCGTTCCTTTATTTATATTATCAATATACGGTTCAAGCAACACATTAAGTATTGTTACATGCGTATTATCCGTAGTATTATACTTAGTGAAATTACTATGTAACACACCTCGTAATTTTATTACACCATGATCACTATCTTCGTATATATAGGATACAGGCATGCCTGGGTACAATAATGTTGGATCTGAATGCATCCATGTTATGGAATACTTATTCAGCATGTTACTAGCTATCTTAGAGTATTGCCTGTATGGATTATCCGTAGGTCTAATATAATTAGCCTCGGCTGTCCCATCACGCATACCTACCAACTTTTCACCAACTAAATTATCCTTACTTTTAACCTTAACAGTAGGATCAACAGTGGTTACTTTATCCATCATGATGCTATCAGGCTTAGCTGTGACCACAGAACTACCGATATCTTTAATTAGATTTTGCGATACTTCAGAACTAGTAACATTACCATTACCTATTATCTTAATAACATCCCCTTCTATAAGAAACGAATTCTCAATAACCGCCATAATATTAGTAGGCGCGCTAAGGATCATTAGTTTCTTACCAGGAAGATCCCATAACTCAGGGTTATATAAAGGATATACAAATACAGTACTGATTTCTTTAGTTCGATCGTGCTCATTACTATACCGCTGTATATAAGTTCCTATACCCGAACTATACACGCCATAATCCATCTCATGTAGATAGGTAGGAGAGTCTAATAGCTTAACGCCCAATGGTATTGATATGTGTCTATATTTTTTAGAATTATTAGGAGTTACGATATTAATATTATAGTCCACGGTAGTGCCATCAATACGTAGATCAAATATAGCCTTATGGAATAATGTGTGTATAACGTCATACATCGTACTGTATGAATATACTCCATTAACAGGATGGGTTCTTATTGCTTCTACCAACCTATCAACACACTGAACCTCTACCATTACTTTATCTATCTTATTAAGCTCATCTCTAGTATAACTACTATACATACTTCCTGTAAGACCTTCCATACCTTTAACAATAACCATCTTGTATCTAGTATGAAATTTCTTACTATACTCACTAGTTATTATAGTCATTTCTAAATTATCCATATTCTGATGGATAACTTTAACATAGTCTCCTAGCATGATACTAAACGTCACTAATATAAAATCAGAAATATCGTTACAGTAATCTCTGCTGATTTCTATAGAAATTAACTCAGTAGGGGTTAAATCAACGTCCGGTGTGTTAATAATAACTCTGTGTGTGATCGCGTTAGAATGTACGAATTCAGAATGGATAATCTTATCTATATCCTTAGCTATTAAACCAGGTGCCAATGGTCTTACAGGCATAATAAGTTATACCCCCGCAATTAAGGACTTTATCAGATTACATGCTTGCGAGATAACAACAAGGTTTTCGTATACGATAGATTCCTTACGAATAACATACTTACCAGCGACGTATAGTTTATTAATAGCATTACCAGTGCCTGTCAATAACCCATCTACGAATTCCTGGCTAAGTGGATCTTTCTCAATTGTTTTACTAATTTGATCTAACGCAACCTGGTATGGGTTAGTATATTCCAGATTAAACCCAGCCTGAGGATATACCATATGGTTATCATAGTTATTCAACAACTTAACAATATTAGTCAGTATCACCACACCTGACAACACAGCCTCAGGAGTCTTCCTGTAATTAGTAAGTGCGTCATACGGACCAACATAATCTGTAATCTGACTATCGATATCATCAACCTTCATTTCAGCTACAGTGCCTTCAGACTCGGCTAGGTATTTTTCTACTGTAGTATAATCATACTCGTCAACAGCTGTTTCAATATTAATAAGTGTAAGTTCTTCATAAATTCCATATAACCAATCTATGTAATCTACAGCAAAGATATCGTTATTACCCATTTCAACTTGCGCGGCCCTGGAAAGTCTCTTTTCATATAGTTCAGAATGCGCTAATGATTTATTTGCTTCTACAGACCAGATATCCTTGGCGGCGCGAATGTCATCAGACTTAACGCACTTAGCTAGTTCTTCGTTATATACCTCGATCTGATGCACAACATCAAACGCTTCAGCATAATCCGATTTTACATCATCAACAAGTTTAACTAATACTTTATTAACTTCCGATACTAAATCATTAGTAGCATAACTAACGTTAGCCGGAATACTAAGAATTTTGATAAACTTAGTAATATCCTCTGTTACGAGCTCGTTAGGTTCAATATTAGCCATAGCTTTAACAGGATCTGTAATAATATCATTGCGCAAGCTTATCATATAGTCAATATCAGCTTGTCTTTTATTCAGCTTGTTAATAAGCTCCTTGAGCTTGTTAGTCAAGTGTTTCATTTCGCTTCTCCTGGTTTCATTCTTTTACGTTTATTAATAGTCGATTTACGTTTTACTTTATATGGATCGACTTTACTATTATTGTGTGTCATATACACATCGGATACATTAGATGGAGTAATACCCACGCCTGGATTTTGTTCCATATAGGTTTCAGTAACATTGCGACGGCGGCTTCTCCGTGTTGTATTAGTAATAGGAGAAACGATATCCATCTTATGTATGCCTATATCAAATCCAGAGGTTCTGTTAATAGTATTACCCACAATATCGCATCGATTCAGATCAAACATCTCACTAGCGAATCTATCGATATCAATATCACGAGCCTCTTCATACACAGTACTATTGAGGTCCGGGGTAGATGAATTAAAATCTCTTAGATAATTCTCTAATATGTTATATATTAGAGTAACTTCATCCGGGTTAGTTAAGCTAATAGGCGCGCCTGAGCTATAAATGTCGATGATTCTAGTTAATGGTAACATCACTAGTGACATTTGCGCGGGATCAACGACATCCCTATCCCGTTTATCTTTCTGCATAGGTAACCCCATAGCTCCAATGTCTGCGTCACTGTAGGTATATATGGTTGGTACTTTTACCATAAATAATGTATCAGGCAGTTGATTATACTTATATGCCATAACTATCTCCTACAAAGGTGAGTATGTGTTATTAATCAATGATTGCACTATTAGTAACAGCATAGGAATCATGTTATATTGGTCTTCATAAGACCAGTATTTATATTCTGCCATAACAGTACCTAGTAATGCAGTATTGGGTATCTCGCCTCTAAGATATTGTAATAACATTGTTTCCATATTGCTAAATGTAACGCCGGGAGTTCTGTTATAGAAACTAGCCGAAAGGATATAGTTACCGTCTTTAGCTGTTACTGGAGAAGCCACGCTTTTACGACTCGCTAGAGGATTAGGTTTTATATTAGGTGTTAATGTCGGTAGATTAGGTCTACCGCTAATGGCATATTCTATACCTAAATAACTTACGAGTTTTATACTAGTCTCTCGGCCTACATTGGCTATAGCGTATTTAAGGTCAATCTTACATATATCTAACAAACCAATATCCCGTTGTAGAAGAGCATCCCATATGCTAACTATCCCATCCAACGGCTCCAATCTGGCCAGTTCTGCCATTTCTGGAACATCGTTTATACTTATAATCTTAAACATGAAATTGTTTATAAGTTGATCAACATACCGAGATGCTGTTGTTGGCAATCTGAATGTTTTGGTTTCTACATCCAAAAACGTATCCATATAGTGTTTAATTATATGCCCGGGGAGTAAACTCATATCTAGTTTCTTCTTATATTCAGATGCTAAGATAATAGGATTACTAAACGTATTAATCGCGTCTTTATCGTAAACATAAGTACGTACAGACTTATGTATTAAATCATTATACATAGCCGTAGACTCATCTGCAAAATAAGTTAACTTAAAATCAGCCTTATAAATATCATGCGTATTATAATACTCTTTAGATACATTAGTCAGAACAAATATCCCAACTCTACCACCAGCTAGTGTGGCTGTGAAGGCGTCACCAATAAACGGAACGAAGCCAGCATTAATAGTACACGATCCAGTTATGTCTGTAACATTACCTGTAGGGAGGCCGGAATCTAGATATATATCTAGTTCTTCTATTCGGTTATATTTAAGAGTAGCTTCTGGTATATTAATATCAGGAGCCATAGGTGCTGTATTAACATTAAGTATCTGATTAAAATAACCTACAGTCCACGGCATACCACTAACTTGGTGTGCTATTGTAGATACTGATAACTCATTATTAAATATTGTAGATGTTTTAAGTTCTGCTTGGGTTCGGTAGTCACCAGCCGGTTTCGGCATAGCACTAGGCGTGCCTGGTGGGGTGTTGACATTTAAAATCGGCATTATCCGCCTCCCTATTATTATTCATAGTATGAGTTATCCTTCTGATCATGTGATCAGAAGGATCTACTCACTTAGGCTCTAACATTGATGTTAGGACCAATGATACTTGCTTGGTGAATACTCTATTCCAAAGAGTGTTCTTTACATTCATAGCTATATCAAAACTAGTTATGTTTCTAGCGCTATTTAAGTCTAGCGATATAGTTGTAGTATCTAAGTTAAGAACACCCATGACAGTATCCACAACACTGAATCCATTAATAGATTGTTTATCAACAGTATCTATATTAGATTTAAGTGTGGTTAGGTCTCTAGAAGGTATAACTGCTATATCGGATAAAATATTAAACGCCACACGATAGTTGCCACGGATATCTAGTGGTATATTAGTCGTTAGTTTTAATCTATAACGAGTCACACCTTTAACTACTACGGCCTCCGGCGTCATGATAACTTTATATCTATAATCTCTTCGTTCGAAATTATATATATCGAAGTAGAACATAGACCTATGCGGATCACCGACCCGAGGCGCTTCTAACTGAAGAAGCTCTAATACATCTTTCTTTATCGTTATGTGTGGTATTTCATCAAGATAAAATAACATAGTAGGATCAGCGTGATCTACTATAGAGAAAACACTGAAGATCCTGACATAGTAACTCTCAGGTTTAGGGAGAACCAGGTTATCCTCAGGCGGAATATTTATATAATAACTAGACTCTGGAATAGATAATATAGAAGTATCTTTTGTTCCTAATCTAGCTAGACCTTCTTCGCCAGTAGTATGTGCCGCTGATGTACGAGGCAAAGACTTGCGTTGGGGCATATATTCCGAAGGGATAGGCTGGTTGTATATAGCTATAGGATATGTTGTTAGTAGTTGTACTGGCAGGTCATATTCTAAAGAATACTCTAATTCAATATACCAACGATTAGTATCATCATCCTTTTCCATACGTATAGTATACACATCAGTATCTATAGTACCTAAAACACCTAATTGTTTTTCTCTAATGACTAACTTATTAAGTTCAGTAATACCAGACTCACTACCAACAACACTAGCTCTTTGACTAAATGTGTTAGCTATGTATTGATCTAAATCCAATTTTGTAATAAGGTAGGTATTCTTAAGATTGTTAATAGTATCTAATAACATAGTTATTTCATCTGGGAAATAATAAAAATACTCTAGGTCGTGATATCTCTGCCTACCTTCTGTAGCCGGTAGCATGCTTAATTTATTAACTAATCGAGATACCATACTTTTACTCTTAGAATAATACTTGGTATTGATATTCAAGGTACGTCTAGATAACATAGGTGCTACCCAGGCTCTAATCTCTTTATCTAAGTACACATACCCATTGACTGCCGCCGTTGAATGTAACGCTACAGTATAATCATCTGTGGTATGTTCTGTGTACGATAAATACAATTCCTCATCTAGAATATCTGGGGTATGCGTAATCTTACCATTGACATCCTTATGCAACTCTAACTGTGGATCATCACCGATAGACATATGCACATCTTTACCGATGCCTAAGAACTGTTTTATATCCTGCCCTATAGCAGTTACCATAGGACGTGTAGCAGTCTCATCCAGTCCATTGATATCTACCCTTGCGGTAAACATTATTTACCCAGATGATAAATAAGTAGTGAGTAGAATAAAATAGTATTTTTAAGTCCTGCGGTATTAAACAGATAATACATCTCTGGTTTAAGTTTATCATAATCCAAAAAAGGACTTGTGGTATACTTAGCAGGAACTCTAGGGTTATCATTATCGATTAGATATTTCTCCATGAAGGCATCATGTGTGAGGTTGGTGTATTCTTCGGCGAGTAAATTAACCACTATATTAACATCATTACCCTTAAGTCCTAAAAATAACTTATGTGCAGACATACCCAAACGTCTTTTTACTAACTTATAGAAGTTAGCAAGGTCTTCTGCAGAAATAGGAGAAGATGTTATTTCAGATAAGGCTACCACATCTTCAATGGTCTTTAACTTAGTACGTTCGTCCAAAACATGTGACATAAACACTCCTTTTAGTATGGGTTATTGAATTCATTCATGAAAACCCATTAT